GCTTGGCGTTGGCCTGCCCACGATGAGTAGCGGGTCCCCTATCGACATCATGGGAGCTGACTCAGCAACATTGGGTGCCCTTGGCGGAATACCAACAGGGTATGCACAAGGCGGATTTGTTTCAGGTCCAACCAACGCACTTATTGGCGAAGGTGGTGAACCGGAATATGTCATTCCTGAAAGCAAGATGCGCGAAAGCATGTCGCGTTATTCGCGTGGTGCTCGCGGCGGTTCTGTTATCCCTGAAAGTGGCTCAGACACTTCTGCTGAAGGCGGCGGAACAGCAGTTGCCGCACCAATCGACGTTCGCTACACCGTGGAACGTATCAACAGCGTTGATTATGTGACTGCTGATCAGTTCCAAGCGGGCTTGAGGCAAGCTGCTGATCAAGGTGCTAAACAGGGTGAACAGAAGACATTAAAGCGGTTGCAAATGAGCAGCGGTACTCGTAAGAGGTTGGGAATGTGACGACATTTGCTTTCGGCCATGTTCTACGGATCAAGGTCAACAATACGATCAATTTTCGCTATCAGAATTTTTTCATTAGCGAACAGCTGATCCATAAAGGTACAACTGACCAGACACCGCAAAGTTACCAGTTCGCAGCGTTTGGCTTTTCAGGCGTCACTGTCAATCGCACAGGGGATGGTCTTGAAGCATCACTGGTTTTCCCAAACAACGCATTGACTCGCGGTTGGGGCGTTGAGGCGATTGAAAACAGCTATGTGATGGAAGTCGAGGTGTTGATCATTGAAGACTCTGATCCGACCTCTGGCCTTACAGCAGCGCATACAGCTGTTCACACCTATACCGGCGTCGTTACAGGCGGTCAGTGGGACAATGTTTCGCTCAACCTAGAGCTAAGTTCAATCTTGGATGCTGTTGGAACGGACGTACCAAGGCGATCTCTGACTCAAAGGCTTGTTGGTAACTTACCGATCACCAATGGCGTCCGACTGCAGTGATCTAATTGGAATGCCGTATCGCTTTGGCGCTGACGGCAGTGACGGCTATATCGACTGCATCCACTTGTGCTATCAGGCGTTGGAGCGGATGGGCGTTGACGCGCCACCGTTCAAGCAGTCTTGGTACGAAGCGAGCAAATGGGAGATCTGTCGAGACCTTATGCGCTGGGGTTCCCGTGTAGATCGACCTCAGTATGATGGGGATATTCTGCTGCTACCGCAGCAATCCTGGGCATTCGCAGTCACATGGCAGACGGGAATCTTGTACGTCAATCGAATGTCGCAAAAGATTCAGTGGTCTTCGGCCCGACTGTTTCCGACGTACCACTGCTTCCGTACGAGAAAGAGTTAATTAAGACGATTGGGATAACGGAAGATGAGTATCGCAAGTTTGCTGCTGAGGTACGGCGCAAGGGCGTGGTGCGTCCGGCTGAATATGAGCATCTGCCTGATGTCCGCAACGAAGCTACGACCATTATTTTGGTCAACCTTGCCATCAGCCTTGTGCTGACTGGTGTTGCCTATTTGCTGACACCAAAGCCAAAGATGCCAGAGGCATCAAAGCGGACTCAGTTAGATCTTGGCAGTGTCAATGCTGCAAATCGTTTTACGCCTAGTCGTGGTTTTGACACGCTGAACGAGCTTGCAGATTACGGCTCACCTATTCCGATCATCTTTGGTCTTTACGATAAAACCAAAAAGATTGGCGGCATGTTGGTCACGCCAAAGCTGGTGTGGTCTCGGATGTTTAGCCATGGAACGCAGCAATCAGCCAAGCTGATGTTTGTTGTTGGCGAGCAAGGTTATGCAGATGCTGTTGCACCTGACGGAATCATCGAACCTGATCTTGAAGGCATTTACTTGGGTAACAACGCCCTAGACGCTTTATACGAAGACTTTTTTGCGTTCTACTGGAAACGCAATTCCCCCGACTTACCTCTCGTACTTTCAGCATCAGGATTCAACCGCATTCAGCTTCGCAATCTTCAATATGGAACGGCTGGTGAACCAAGCAATGGCGACCCAGGAACGTATAACGGGCCTAACGATGATGTCTTTTTGTGTCCAGACAACCAATCCAATAGGTCCACTAGCTTTTGCCATGCATTTTCGCCTGTCAACAATACGCAGTTTGGAGTTTTTGGGCCGATTGCGAATGGCAACGGCTATAGAGTCAATTATGAGGTCGTATCTATTCCTGACGGGACAGAGAATAAACAAGTCTATGTTTTAGTTCTTCGCCGTATCAAGATTGTTGGTGCGAAGGGTGAGGATATTAACCCAGGCGACGAAGACAAGCTGCAAGAGGTTCGCAAGCAAGATATGGAAGGCGAAGGTCGTCAATATAGCCCTCGCATGGGCTTGACCAGCCTCAAAAAAGTAACCGGGTCAACAGAAAGCGTTCAGGGTGCCGCCAGCTTTTCTGAAACGCAAAGAGTTCAAGAAGGAGATATTGTTGAATTTACGATTGTCCCAACAAAAATTGATGAGGACAAATATCAACGCAGCAACAATAGAGGCGGAGAGAATGTAGATGACATTAACGCTACTGTTGCTTCAGAACAAATTGCAGCCGACGAGGCAATGCAAATTGGCGAGCAATTCGCGATTGGCAACACAAAATGGGTTGTTTCCGGGCGCACACTGGAACGATTTGATCCTGACGATAATAAAACCCAAAAAATTCGTTTGAAGTGTATTGACAACAATGAGTCGCGGCAACAAGTGATCGGTCTTGTTAGCGAGCAAAACGTAGTCAACCCTGCCAAAGGTTTTATAGCTGATCAAGGCGGAGTTGGCGCTGGATTTTTCCCAATTACAAGAGTTGCGACTGGCATCGTAAGAAACAACAAACCAGCTGTTGTTACTGAGATTGGTATCCGCAGCAAAGTTTTTCAACGTCTAAATGGCCTTTGTGCTTTTAACACTGTTCCCACGCCCAGCGAACTAGACGATTTTGACGACGAAGAAGTGCAAGTGCGCTCTGGAACGTACACAGGAACGATTATGCGGTCGTCTGTGTTCCAGGTGTTTGTGCGGGAGGCTGGCTTAAATAACAACAATAATCCGTTTAGATTTGAACGCATAGATCTGTACTTTGTTGTTAGAGGCAGCAGGCCCGTTGATCAATACAACTTTATTCGTTTCACCCATCCAAGCGGTCAACCGAAAGAGCTTGAGTATAAGTTTGTAGGCATTCCGGGCTCTGAGTTGCGTGCCATTTCTGATGATCAACAAATGATTCATCTTTTCGCGTCAATACCTGACACAAAGCAAGAAATCGTTCAAGAGAACATCAGTGTCCCGGGGCTTGGAACGTTTGAGGTAGAAGCAGCTGGGTACAGAGTTAAAAAGCGAGACATCAGGCTAAACAAAGAGTTTTTGCGTAAGCCAAGAACGTCTTTGACTAACGGGTTATCGACGATCCCAAGCGCAGTAAAGCGTGAGGACGTTTTACCTCAAGAGCAATCTGGAACGTTCCGTCGTGCTATTTCGATGGAGTTTGCGGAAACTCTAGGCAATCTTGATCCACCGGGAAGAACAGGCGCTTTCTTCTATGCAATCTTTGGGAACCCCGATAATTTTGCAGTTGGATCAGAGCATTCAAAAGAGCAATGGGAGGTTGTAGGCGATAAGTGGATAAGAGTTAATTGGAGGGTTCGCGTAGATGCTTTGCCCGCTGGGCATTATGCAATATCGAACGGTGTGCAGAATACTTACCAAGCAATCGGCGCTGACATTGTTGGCAGTTCGCCTGGATTCTCCATCGGCGAGAGAGTTTCATTTAAGCGTGGCTTAGGGTCAACTTTGGCTCAAGGATCGACAAGCGCCTACCCGGATAGCAACAAATTCAAAAACAATCACCCTAACGGCAGTATTACGTTCTCAGGCTTTGTCTATCGAATTTCCAACGTCAACACCACAAGTATTCCTGAAGGTCGTTCTGGTGCTTATTACTATGAACTGTTTGGCGATGCCAGCAATCTTGCGATTGGCGATACTAAGACAACAATTCGTTCCATGACGAATGGTTCTAAGCAACTAAGGGTTGAAATAACTGGAGTGGTCGTAAGCTTGCCTGGCGGTCATTTTACTGGGCTCAAGCAAAGGTGGGAGCAGCTAGAACTTGTTGCTGTTGATGATGGATTTACTAACTCGAACTGGAATAAAGGAGATGTT